GAGGAAACTCAGATAGATGAACCTGTGCATATGACAGACAAGGAGAGACGGATTGAGACAAGAACAAAGGTGTTGTTTGGTAATGATTACTACAAGATCACACAAGACCTGACTATGCCTAAATCAGATGTGGTCAAAATGGCCATCAGCCAGAAATTCGAATCAAAGGATTTAGAGAATTTGATGCGATTGTGCAAGGTTGGTTCAGGCAAGGCTTGTGTCTTCAAGGCATTGGAACTCTCCTCTCTCATGTGTCAACTGGGCCCTATGTGTGAAAAAATGCATTTTTGTGGGAATGAGGACATGACAAGACATATAAACAATATGTATCACACCTTGAAGTTCTGTGTGGAGATGATTGATTCTGGTTTTGATGTGAACATCATTGAGGGCACTTCAAAAACAAAGCTGAGATTGTTTAATGATCTCGACATCATGTTCTCTAAAGATGGTTTGGCCATTGCTGCTGATCTGACAAGAGTTGGTGACCCAGTCGAGAACAAACCAGAGTACCTGGCAGTGACTGAGGGCACAGGAAAAATAGCAGACAAGTTGCAAATTTTGATGAATCAGTTCTCCTTCAACACTGATGCTGCTTGTGTGGTGGTTGAAGCCAGGTACAAGATTGTTGACTGCACATTAGAAATGCCTGAGTACAAGAGTTTTGAGATGGAAGAAGATTTTGACATAGCCGAACAATGCATAATTGCAGCACAGTCTTTAAGTAGATCTGATGTAGCACGTATAATCCGACATGTCGCAGGCAAAGAAGCCCCCCCGATTGATCATTTCAAGGACACAGCCAGGATGAGGAAATGGGTTGCAAACAATATTGAGGGGATCAAAGAAGCGGTTAGAACAAATAATTCTAGTGTTGCTAGTTTTTTTGAATCCTTTAAGAGTGAGGCATCAGATGAAGCTGTTGAAGCTTATTCATTGGACTACACTGAAAAGTTTGAGCTAGGTGATAAACCATTTTTACCACATCCCATCCTGAGATTATCAGACAAGGTACCTGGCTCTAATATTGTGGATCATGCAAAAGAACTAGTCTCAGAGGGATGTGTGTCTTGGTTTGTGTTTGCTCTCTCTCTGTGTGGAGATGACTTATACCATCCTAATGAGAAAGATATTATACCTGATAGCCTTAAAAACATAGTTGCACTGCACAATGGAATGGCCATGAGAATTGTGATAAAGAAGGACATCAAAACAAAGGAGTTGACCAGGCAAAATGCAGTGCAAGTAATCTTCAAGCCAAACGAAAGCTCTTTTAGCAATTTGCTTGAGTATCGTAAGCTCAATACAGGGAACAAAATTGACACTGACAAGTCATACACTAGCTTAGAAGAGTTGTGGTCTGAAGCTCAGGAATATCTGTCCAAGCCAACTGTTGCTACATTTAATACCACAACTGTGCGTAGGATCATAGAAAATCTTGATGATGACTCTGAACCAACTAGATACCTTAAGAAGAACATGCTTGTAACAATGGATGATTTGAGTAACACTATGATGTCTAGACACATTGATGACATTCAAGAAATCGCATTGACTGTCAATGCAGGTCGAAAGAAAAACAGCAGGGTGAAAAAGAAAGGTAACATGTTCTCCGGTTCTGTCACTTTTGCTGTCACAAGCTTACTGCACAAGAAAGGGATAGTGTTTTCTTCTGTGGAGAGAGGACCTGATCAAAAGAACATCACCTACATGGTTGCTGGATTGTTTGAAACAACTGAGATACCAAAATTTTGTGCATACAAGACTATGTTTGATCAAACCAAATTTCTGAATATGTCCACTGCTCAATTAAATTGGCAGCTTACGATACATGCCAAGACATTGTCTTATTGGTCTCAAAGGTATGAATCCATGAGAGTGAATCATGAGGGAGGGAAAGAAAGGGCAAAACAGGATCTGAAAAACAGCATGTTCTCAACCGTGCTAATGCTGATGAATGACAGTAAGTTCTCTCAATCAAATGAGACAGTTCGTTATTTGTTCATCAACACAACAGGTAAAAACACCAATCAGAAGGGTCTATGGAAGAAATGCAAATGGTTTGAGGCAAAGAAATGGATACAGTGCTTGTATATGTTAAGAATGCTTAAGATGTCAACTTTTGTAGATCTCATGAAAAGGAACAAATTCTTGGGTCAGTTGCTACAGGACTTTAAAGCTAGTGAAAGCACAATGACAAAATCGGAGACAAAGGAATGGAACATTGCAATGCCCAATGAAGCTGAACCATTAGCTTTGCTTCAGTCTATCTACAACTCTTTTTATATATGCAGAGAGATGCAAATAGACAGAGACAATGTGCTGGTCTCGCAGGCCAGAGTAGTAATGAAGGACATTGAGATGAGGGAGCTGTGTTTGAAAAATAGGCGAGAGAGAGTGTTGCAAAAGCCAATTTTGGATCAGCAAGCTGTTGACATAAAGAGCTTGCCACCAGTTGAGTTCTTCAAAAAGCATGTCCTTAACAAACCTAACTCACAGTTCAATCCATGCTATGTTACTGTTGCTTTTGGAGCTGCTGTCTCTATGTGGAAGGTTCATGGAGAAGTATCTGACAACATGACGATTGGTGAGCTGGCTTTAGAGCAGTATTCAAACACTCAGATTATGGGCAGCATTAATGTTGAGGACATCATGAACACCAGAGCTTCAATGACATATGGCAATGAACATGGGCTCGGAAACTCTTATCAAACAGTTGAACAAGTGTCCAAAAAGGTCAATGGCAAAATTGAGAAGAATGAAGTGACACACACATACAATCAAAACAGCACATGTTATAAATCAGCTTTATCATACATGAAGCATGTCAATCTAGGTAAAATCAAGAGTGTGAAAGATAAATCAACTTACACAAGCGATTCTAAGGAAACATTACCTGAAGGGAGAGATGAAATGCCCACAACTGCAGAGTTTCTGCAATACCCATCTAGTCTGACCCCTTACCTGTTGCACATTGTAGGAGAGTGTTCACCAATGATACGACGTATGGTACACAAGAATCAGATAGGTGACAGAGAAATTTCAGTTATGAATGCACCAATGAGATTTGTGGCTTATGCTATTGAAACTTGGGCTAGGGAAATACAAAAGGTAGAGCACTCTCACAAAGACCAGACAAATCTCATAGAGAAGAAAAAGAAGGATCAGATAGCAACCAAAATGTTTGAGGACGTCATGGGCATTAGGCAGAGAGAGCCAGAAACTGTAACAGTGTTTGACAATGCTGACTGTAGTAAATGGGGTCCTGGTATGGTGATGGCTGTCATGTATGTATGTGGTGGCATGAGAATCGGTTCAAAGTCAGTGCTTGCGTGGTATCGTCGTTTGTTGACATTATTCTCGAACAAAGTTTTTAAGATACCAGATCAAATCTTTTACTTCACAGAAACAAGGTCATTGGATGAGACCCTAATAGCTCAAAATGCTTGTGCTAACATGTTGAAGTCTGGCCCTAGGAGTGTTGTCAACATGAACAAACAGCTTTTGATGCAGTTTTTCGGAATGGGTCAAGGTTTGTTGGGTTGCACATCTAGTGTTGTGGGTAGCGACTCTCTTCGATTATCCTCTCAAATACTTATGACTAAGTGGGAGAAGATCAAGCTCATAATATGGTGTTTGTGCACTTCAGATGATTATGTGAGAGCTCTAATGTTCCAGAAGAGAAAGAAAACAGCTGAAGGGAGAGATAATCCACAAACTGTATTGGAGTCTTGTGTTGCTTGGGTAGTGTATGTTGGGCTAGCTTTTTCAATTGCGCGCAACAATGAAAAATCCACGCTGTCAGACATAATCATGGAACTCAATTCCATATTCCATCAAGCTGGATCAAGGAATACACCTGATGTTAAGAGTCGTTTGTCTTATGTTGATTTTGGTCAGGAAAAAGAACCATTCGAGAACTTCCAAAGAGTAGTTCGACAAGGTGAATCATATCAAAGAACAGAAATGTCAATCACTGGTGCACATTGGATTGCAGTTTTGAACATGTGGCTGGCATTGATTCAGAACCAAAATTTGTCATTATACCTTAAACATGGTAGAGAGCTGCATTATGTGCCCTTGGAGCTTGGTGGCGTCCCACGAATCAACATAATCAGGTCCATAGCTGTTCACAGTATGGTGAGCTTTGTTGACAATTACTCATTGGCTGGTAGAGAAGCTGATGTTGACTTGTCATTCGAAATCATGAGGGAGTCATCTCATGTCAATATGAACAGCACTCAAGAAGTGGCAGAGAATGTAATATTGAC